GAGAACAAGAATGTAAAGAAGTTGATCTTCTTGAAAATTTTACGATACATAAGTGTCTTTCCGATACAAATGCTTTTTTATTCGTAACAGTTAGTGTATCTAATTATGCAGGTGTTTGTTATAATTATCATCCGGTTTGTTATTCGAAAGAACAATTTATAGAATTGTTAACAAGAGGTATTAGAAAATATCCATGTGATGAAAATGAAACTGATCCAATAACTTATATTAAACTACCTATTGGAGCAAATACTACAAATGTATATATACCATTATTATCAGCGATAATGATCTTGCAAACCGATAAAAGGATAATTTATCTTGTGAAGCCAGACACTGAAATTAAATATTGTTATAATCAAGTTTCAGATTCAGATAAAAAAATAATTGATCTAAACACTCCTATAATGCACCTAGCAATCTGTAGTGGTCCAGATTGTGCACCAAAAGGATGGAAAGGTTCTGAAACAAATTTTGTAGAAAGTGAGAATGATGAAAGAGAAAAAAATTTTAAGATACTGAAAAAGAAGAGGGAGAAGAAGATGAAGGAGGAACAGAGGAAGAGGGCGAAACAAAGTGAGAACATGGGATACGGAAAATGGTTGAACTCCCTCCAGCGAAAGTCATGGTACTAACATTTTTCAGCCTAAAAACGCAGTTCATTTTTATAATAATATTATTATAAAAATGAAGACATTTATATTTGACAGTTTTGTGTGTAGACTTGGACAGAGTGCGGATGAAAATTGGTCTCTTTTAGACAATGCAAGAGATCATTATCTTTTCTTACACCTTGCTTCTTTTCCATCTGGATATGTCATCGTTGAATATGAAAAAGAACATACTTCTTTAATGATATATAAAGCAGCAGAAATATGCAAGAATGGATCAAAGTATAAAAATCTTAAAGACGTAAGAGTTGATTGGTGCAGGTGTGATAATCTGAACAAGAGTGCTAAAGTAGGAGAAGTGTATTTTAAGAGCAATAGGCAAGTTCGACAAATAAAAGTTTAGAATATACTAGAAATAGTCTTTTATTTTGAGATTGATTATTTGTTTAATCTAAACGGTAAGTTATAATAATTAAATGATCAGACATGCAAAACGGGCTCTAAGTTGTGTGGCAGACAATACTAGGTCTAAAAGACCAAAGCTTTGTACAGGAGAAAACGATGTTGTGAAAGAAAAATCTTCTGTACATGATATGGTTTCGGCAAGTCATTTATATAATTATATGATGAATGATCCTTTAGTCGATTGGTTAAAGCTTAGAAATCGTCGTGGTACTCGAAAATCACCAGAGTATACTCATCATGCGAATGGTTTTACAGAGTTTATTATGAATAGAGGTATAGAGTTTGAGGGTGAACTAATAAAATATATTAATGAGAACCGAGTTCCAGTGAGAAGCGTATCGGAATATATCACAGAGGAATCTCTAAGAGAAACAAAAGAACTTATGTTTCAAGGAATTCCGCTTATACATTCTGCTCCTGTAAGAAATTATCGAAATGGTACACAGGGTATTATTGATATTTTGATACGCAGCGATTTTTTGTCAAAATTGGTTGATGAGACTTCATTGACTGAAAAAGAGATATCTATGTCAGCACCGACTCTTGGTAAACCATATCACTATGTTGTTATTGACATCAAATTTTCTACTTTACCTCTTAGAGCAGATGGTGTGCATCTGCTAAATTCTGGTAGTTATCCGGCGTATAAAGCACAATGTCTCGTATATACCGAAGCTGTCGGATTGATACAGGGAATTACTGCATCATATTCTTTTATTATGGGAAGAAGATGGAGAATTAACAAGGGAGGTGTTATTGATTCGAACGAGACATGTCTTAATAGATTGGGTAAGATATCATACAATTCGGTTGACATTGATTATAAGAATCGAACAAGAGAAGCGATTAAGTGGGTTAGGGATGTAAGAAAATTAGGACATAAATGGTCTGTCAATCCTCCATCAAGAATTGAACTTTATCCAAACATGTGTGTTGATTCTGGAAAGTGGAATTGTGAAAAAGAAAAGATTGCTGATATAATTGGAGAGATTACGAATATCTGGTATGTTGGTGTTAAACATCGTGATTTTGCTATCGAGAGAGGTGTAAAAAGCTGGAGAGACCCAGAATGTACCACAAAAAAGATGAATATCAATGGAGTACGAGCAAAGACGATCGATGCTATATTAGATATTAATCGTCAAAGCGTCGACAAAATAAGACCAAAAGTGATAAAAAATAATATCTACGAATGGAGAGATGAGTGTGATGAGTTGTATGTTGATTTTGAAACATTGAGTGATATTTTTTCTGAATTTTCTTCCCTTCCTGAACAACCAAAAACCGATATGATTTTTATGATCGGAGTTGGATGGTCTGATAATGGAAAATGGAGATATAAGAACTTTACATGTTCCAAACCGACGCATGAAGAGGAATATCGAATTATGAATGAGTTTGCTCAATTCGTCTTGGAACGTGGAAATCCTAAAGTTTATTATTGGCATGCTGAGAAAACTTTTTGGAACTCTGCAGAGGCAAGACAAGAACTTATAATAGACGATTGGAATAATAGAAAGTGGTCAGATCTGTGCAAACTATTTCAGGAAGAGCCAATAGTAATCAAAGATTGTTTTAAATTTGGATTGAAAGCGATAGCTGGAGCAATGAGGAAACATGGAATGATATCGACACAAAATGAGAGTGAATGCTGTAATGGTTCTACTGCTATGATAAGAGCATGGAAAACATATACAGAATCAGAAGATCCGAAGAATTCTAATGAAATGAAAGATATTATGAAATATAATGAGTTTGATTGCAAGGTACTTTGGGAAATATTAACATTTTTACGTAAAAATCACTAATATTATAGTTCTTATTGTAAAAAGATTTGCAATATTGTAAATCTTTACTTAGAGTAAAATGGCAAACGAGACGGAACCAGTTAAGGCGGCCTATATTTCTATGGCTGTATCTTTTTTTATTTTTGTAGGAATTTTCTACTTATTTAAGCCCAATTGTGTACAAATAATAGATAGACATACCGGCATTGATTATGTCTCTTGGAAGCTAACATTGTCTTATTCAGCAACATTTTCTCTTGTAATAGCAATTGCAACGCTTATATTACATTCAAGTAATTCTGAGAGAAAAGATAAAACGGAACCTGAATAAAGACTTTATCAAACTTTTAATTGGATCTAAATTAAAAATTTAGTTGGCTTAAACAAGACGATGTAAGATGCAAAATGAGTAACCCCTTGACTGTCGAAATTCAGGAACTCGACACAGAGATCATTCCTCCTCTAACCAACAGAATGTCAGACCCAGATTACAATGGCGGTAGTAAAATTGTTGTTGTGGGCAAGCCTGGTACTGGAAAAAGTACACTTATAGCAGGGCTTTTATATGCAAAGAAACATATTTTTCCGATTGGAATGGCTATGAGTGGTTCTGAAGATACAAATCATGCGTTTGCTGAAATTATGCCTAGTACCTTTGTTTATAATGATTATGATGAAGAGAAAATAAAGGATTTCGTCAAGAGACAAAAGCTTGCTTGTCAACATCTCGAGAATCCTTGGGGAGCCATCATTCTTGATGATTGCACTGATGATCCAAAAGTATTTAACAAACCTCTTCAGAATGCATTATTTAAGAAGGGACGTCACTGGAAGATGTTTTATATTCTTTCTTTACAGTACGCTATGGATATCAAGCCTGCTATTCGAACAAACATTGACGGTATCTTTATTCTTCGAGAACCGATAGAGTCTAATAGAGAGAAAATCTACCGTAATTATGCATCCATTATTCCAACATACGAGCTATTCTGTGATCTTATGGAGCAATTGACAGAAGATTATCATGCTATTTATATTCACAATGCAACTCGTAGCAATAGGTGGCAAGAATGCGTGTTTTATTGGAAAGCTCCTCGAGTTCCAAAGGGATGGAAGTTTGGATGTCCTGAGTATTGGGAATTCCATGAAGCTAGATATAACACCGAGTATACAGATCCTATTGCATTCTAAATAATCTTAATATCAAAAAAATATTAAGATTTTTCTATTTTTTGTCTCCAAAAACCAATCTCCTTACATTTAGAACCTCAAGATTAATCCTTTCTGCCTCAGCATACTTACCTTGATCCCATAGAGACCTTGCCAGCTTGTGCAAGCTGGCTTCAACCTTGGTTTGTTCGGTCACTATCTTTTTTTTAAAGGCCATTTTTGCACGAACAATAGCAGTTGTGAATATCATACTGAAAAATGAAATGCGTAAAGTAGGCAATCTTAACTTTACGGGTTTAAGTAGAAAGTTTTTGATACGTTTAGGAATTGATTTGTAAGATGATTCAATAGCACCTTTACACTCAGAATTCTGAGGTTTTAAGAATGAATTGTTTGTTATAATATTTTTATCTTGATCTTCTTCGGGTATATTTTTTCCAAAAGAAAACCAAGAAAACAACATAAAAGTTCCTGTTCCAAGGCTGATACCTAAAAAGAGCATTGTATCATAATCAAATAACTGTTGAGACAAAGTAAAATTCATTTAGCTTAAGAAAGGATTTACTTTAAGATTAAATATGTTTTATTTAGATATCTTGAATTTTTACTTCTGTATCTTCCATTTTTAACAAACTTTTAATAATGTCAAATGTTTTTTGTCTAGTGAAACAATTGTTAGAACCACATTTGCGATGAGAAATACTAAATGTTGTATCTGCCGAATCCCATGGTATGTACTGAACAAGAAAAATAGAATGACCTTCGTACTTTAACCCATTAACTCTATTTAAATACCATTCTGTAGTGTAACCACCGCCTTTAAAGCAATTTAGTGCGTATTCTTTACTAATGAAAGAGATTATGTTTTTGTCAATAGTAAATTTCTTCGCAGCCATATGTGAACCTAAAGATAATATATAAAATCCTTCTATACTGGCAACAATATGAAGTATAGTACCGTATTTATTTATAGCAACCAAGAATCCAAGGTAATCTTGTGGAGAAGGCCACCCAAATGTTGATTTGTTACGTGCATAAGCCTCTACAGGATGTGAATGAAAATTATAAAGGCCTTCTACAATAGGCACGGTTTCTTCTCGTCCGTATATTATACTATTTCTATCTATATCTAAATGATGAACAAAATCGTCATCTACTTTTTTAACTAGTAACCGACCAGCCACCTCTTTTTGTGTGATTACACCATTTGTGTTAAAAGTTGATCCTAACTTGAAACTCGATTGTAAGTATTTAATTGCTTCTTTACATAAACGAGCACGTAGAATACAAAAACCCTTTTCTCTTGTATTAAACTGTGATAATAAGTGATTGATATCATTTGTAGAATCATTCTCAACCACATTATTCTCACGAAAAAGACATAAACCGTATTCAGTAAATCTTATACCAGATGGGCTCTTTTTACTTATGTAAGGATCGCGAAAATCGGCTTTAACATATTCACTTATCATTTTTTCCTTTTCAGGATGGTCTAGATCTATTCCAACGCATAATAATACATCATTTGGAATGTTAGAAAGAGTTTTTTCTAAAACCATTGATATTATGATACCTTCAGCACCTATAATTTCGCATACTCTTTTCTTTTGATCGTATATAAGCCAACAAATATTGATTATGCTGTCAATGAATATGGGAGAATTTATATATGAAATTCTCTTTTCTCCTTTTGGAAGAGAGTTAAGAGTATCATATTCTTTTTGTCTAATTATAAGAACTAATCCTACATTTTCTTTTGTATAAGGT